CCTCTGGAGAAAGATAAAGATCACTTAAACGACCCGGAGCAGTAACACTATTACCACCACCGTTACGACGCATAACAGTTTTCATTAAGCTAACAAGACGCTTAGTGAATTGACCAGCAGCAGCATCAGCATCAAATACCAAGATGTTACGGTCAACTGCGGAAGCCAAAAGTGTGTGCCATCCGTCATCGTTAATTTTCTTAACAAACGAAGACTCAAGCACCTGCATAGCTCGACCAACAACATTCCAGTTTGCCTCTCTAGCATATTTCAGCAGAAAGTCAATTGAACTCGAAATGCCGTAAGTATTAATCATGACATAGTCACTTTCTACATGCCGCTCAGGGATACGTCCGTTTCCGGGGTTTGTATAGGCGATATGCTCACCTTCGGTTCCGGGCGCTAAGAGATCCAATGGAAACTCTGGGCTTGCTCCCGGCTCAAGAGACATAGTCTCATAGATATTTGTAACAACGTCCCCAAAAAGAACACCCTCTCTAAGAGGTGTTTCAAGAGCTTTAGCAATTTCTCGCTGCGCCTGAACAGCAACAGCTTTGTCTGAGTCACCAGATCTTCTTAAAAGACTGATGAACTCTTCTGACGGTCTTTGTTTAGTAGACATATTATATTCTCCTTGATTAATTATTATTTGTTGGTATTTGGAAGGTCGATGTAAACTTTAGCATAGCCGTCTTCGTCTACACCACTCAAGAAGCGACCAACAATTCTACCATGACCATTAGTGTCGGTATCATCAGCAATCGTATCGCTAGTAGCGAGATTTCCACTGTGGGCCAAGAAAGCCGCGTTTCCTGCGCTCGGCGCAGTACCTTCCAAGTTGTTAGTTACAACATACCCCTTTTGGAGAAGTGTGACTTTTCCACCTTTCTGAACTTCGTCTTTATACTGGTTCAAATGTTGACGAGTAAGATCAATGTTGACCATATCGTTAACCAAAAGACCAACCGCGACCTTGCCAGAAGGTTGAGCAGCGTAAGTTACCAAGGCGGCGCCTTGGTCCATTGCGGCACCAGATCCGCCGGTACTTAGAGCGACAACGCCACCGCGCGTGGCAGCTTCATTCATGAAAAATGAAATATCGGTCTGAAGCGTACTTCTATCAGTTTTAAGAGCCATTATGAATCTCCTTTAAAAATTACTTATTTTGTTTAGGCACAGTTTGTAAAACAGAACCAAGCCACTCGCTCGCTACGCTGCGAAGAGATTCCGCTGGATCTTCTTGTTCGTCTAATTCCGCGATAGCGACTTCCTCTACCGGTTCTACTTGATCAAGAGCTTCTTCGCCAGCTTCTGCGGAATCAACTTCCTCTTCTGCCTTTGCGTCTTTCTCTTCTTTCTCTTTTTTCTTCTTTTCAATTGCTTCCTTTAGCTCTGGAGGCATAGTGGCCTCTGCTTGCTTTTTAAGCATTGCGACGACTGCTTCAAAAGCTTCTTCACTAACTTCGTCGAAAGAATCTAAAGCTGCGGCAGTAGAGTCTGGATCAAGACCAGCACCTTCTAGTTGAGCCGTTCGCTTCATTTTCATAGCCTTCTTCTTCATTTCTTTCATCGCCTCTTCTTTTTCTTTAGCATCTTTTTCTTTAGCTACAATTGTTTCTTGAGCCTCTGTTAAAGATTGAGCAAGGGTTTCACATTCGCTCGATTTTTCATCGAGTTTAGCTTGTACCTCAGAAGCGATGCCTTCAAGCACTTGAATCTTAGACTCAAATTCTGCTTGCTGCTCCGCAACTACTTTTTCTTTTAAAACTTCATTAGCAGCTTTAGCCTCTGCTAACTCAGTGCGCAAATCGACGATTTGCTTATCTACTTCTGACATATCGTTCTCCTTAGTTGAAGATATAGTTAAAATTTGTGCCTCAGATTCGTTAAAAAATCTATTCCCTTCCAATATTACACTACGAGGATTAGCAGGTTTTGAAACTAAGCCTTTACCAGAGAACGATAAGTTTCTCAGAAGTCTGCCAACTCTGTAGTCTTCGTATTTTCCGCTTCCGCCATAAGACCGTAGGTGTTTAGTTAGAAAGGCAGAGCTTTCTTCTCTAGACACAACCCTAGTAGCGCCCTCCTTATCTACTAAAGCATAATCAAAATTAGGAAATAGACATTCCATAGAGACAAACCATTGCCCCTCTTCGATTTCAGCTAGTATTTTTTGTATTCTTTCTTTTTGCTCTACGTCACTCCACTCTTTGTAGATGACAGCAGTAGTCAATATATTAAATTCGGACGGAGGTTCTTGTTCTTGAGATATAGCGTTGCCTTCAAAATCAACAACACTATTGCCGGTTATATGACCAATTATATCTTTTTCATCGTGCATGAAGTTAAAAGGTTTGTCTTCTGGAGTAGATCTGGCCGCCCAAGTCTCTCTCGGATCAAACACATCATCATTCTTATTCCAGCCAGTACTAACCAACACAGACTCTAGATAAAATAAATCTATCTGATCTTTATTTTCAGAACTTTCAGAAGCCATGATTTTCATAGACTTTTGCTGTTCTTCGGATGGATTAAAACACTTAGCCACGCCACAGTAAGCTACACTATTCGTAGAGGATAGCAAATCGCCTAAACCATCTTGTATTTCTGATTCATATATCTTCATAAAAAAACCTCCGAAAACTTATACACAAAATTTTTCAATAATAGAATTTATTGCTAAAAATTAGCCATTTCACCGAATGTAGCAGAGTATATAAACTTAACTTCTGAGGTGTTTGGCTCTCTTTGATTACTATTTACAAAGTCTAACTTCTTAGCATTTGCCAAAGTATAAAATTCGTCAGAAGGCTTGGTTTTATTGTCTATTAACTGCTTTACCACATTTTCATCAATATGCATAAAGGGCTGCATACCAGTCAATATACAAAGTTTAAGATGCTCTAACTGGTCAACCTCAGCTTTATTTAAACTTCTGATATTCTTTTTATCAAAGTGAGCCAAGGCTATAGGGGATACTATTTCAGATATCTTTGCCTGAGCCTCCATAGCCCATAGGGTTTTTGAAGTAGCGTCAGAACTTCTGGGTAGAACCCTTTTCTGCTTTCTTTTTTGCGTATCTCTAGAAAATTTGGGTCTACCGTTATCTTGAATAGGTTTATTTTCGCTGTCTTTAGGGGCGTTGGAAGACGGGGGTTCTACGGCTGGGGGATCTGCGTATGGAACCCCAAGATTCTCAAGATACTCAGAATCTAAAATATCTTTTGTTAAAGCTATCTTAGCCATATCGTCCTTGTGTTGGGGATTATGATAAGGCCCAGCTTTCTTTGGTGAAGCAGAGTCGTTAGACCTTTCTCTCTCTTCTCTCCTAACTCTAACCTTTTCGATACTGGGCATTTCTCTAAATCTTTCTAATAAAGTTTCTTGAGATATAATATCCCTATCTGCTAAGTCCATGAGTAATTTCTTTTGTGCAGCTTCGTCAGAAAGAATAATAGAGTCAAAATGTATTTCGGCAGGAAGTCTGAACCCCATAGCCTTTTGCACTATTTTAATCTCATGCCTCCAGAACTGGGATAAAACCTCTCTGCCGTACTCCAGTCTCTCTATAAGGGTTTTTAAAGAAACAAAGTTATTGCTGTATCCGCCACCACTAGAGGCTCCGGTTAAAGTGGGAGGAATCCCAAGACCAGCGTATATACTGGTTAATACGGGCTGGTATTTGTCTCCACCGAGGAACTTATAAACCTGAGACTGACTTTCTGTAAATTTAAGCTCTGGACCCCAGACAAGATCCATCGTGCCACCGCCGACATTGCTAGCTAAAATATCTCTAAGCTTATTTATAGCAGCTTTTGTGGGTATAATCTTGTGGTCTAGATCTCCAACTGTCCATAGTCTAACGTTAGAAATAGCGCCGTCAAGCGCTGCAACATCAGCGAGCTTCATCTTTTCCAACATTATAATGTCATCCAGAATAGCGTAAATCATAGGGTTTGCCCAAAGAAGCCAGTCGTCCTTCTTGTAGTAGAACATCTGTACGTTCTCTGGATCTAGTGGTATTTTCCTATCTCCATTTTGAAGTCTTTTCTGAATATCTAAAGGCAGCGTTTTAAATATTGTATTTGGACTATTATCAGTTTTAACTAAGGCTTCATAGCTATTCTTTGACAAGTTTAGTACAAACTCAGGCTTTCCAACCATTTGAGATCCGTTGTTTTTAATATCCACAGCTAAGGGATTTATGAAATCATAAGACCAAGGTATCTCTCTTTTTGAAACCTTTAATGTTTCTATTTTAACATCAGCAGCTAATGAGTTTTTAAGGTTTCTTTCTTGTTGTCTATTTATTTTTGCCGTATGCCTGCGGGTAACGACATTACCGCACCTATATAGGTAGTTTAAAAAACGCTCTGACCTATCTACGCCGCCAATCTCCTGCCACCACTTTCTATAAAACTTTTCGATAGTTTTGTTTGGATGTACAAGAACAAGCCCCTGAGAAGAAAAATCGCTCATTAAATCAATAACGTTTCTAATGATGCCAACCTTATCATAAGCCTGCATACACTGTTTGATAATTCTTTTCTGCTTATTAGATACAGACTCACCCGGACGAAAAGCATCGTAATCAGATCGCAAGAAAGAGCTTCTCACAGAGCGACTTGGCTCTATATCTATAAAGTTAGTCTTTCTAGAATAAGCGCTAGACCTTTGGATTCCCTCGTAAGCCTGTATATTATCAGAGGTTTGAGCATATGCCTCCTGTCTTTGTGAGTCACTATCCCAAGTAAGATACAAAGATGGATCGTTTGACATTAGTATTAATCTCCAGATAATAGCATTGTTAATATGATTGACAATTTACTATACACAAATTAATAAATATCCTGCACTTTATCAGAAAACCAAGATGGTCCGTAGTACATTTTTTCATTATCGTACTTTGCTGAGTTATCCTGTTGAGCAAAACCCCCAATAGCCCCGTATTCTACAACATCTTTTTCTATAGAAAGAATTCTAGCTGACATATTAGCCATGATCAAAGACGAGTATCTGTCTTTTCTTAACCTGTTTTTCTTTCCTGCTGCAACCTTTACTTCTGGAGTATCCCACCTTTC